TACTAGTCGATAACCTACTTGCTCGCCACCACTGGGAACGGAGTTCCCTTGCAGTGCGCTGGAGCAACGCGACAAGACTTTTTTCTCGTTATTTCTTACGATTATTACTTAAAAATGCAAAAAAATGGCGTAAAATGGACAGAAATGCCACTTTATTGTTGACAGTGAGCGAACGGAGTTCGCGAGGGCAAAAAAAAAGCCCCCGAAGGGGCTAGTTTTAGTTAAATTGTGCGATAAGGCGTGTTATTGCCTCTTTTGTTGCACCTTCAAGACCTTGCACATCAATGTTTGCACTAAGGTCGCGTAAAAGTTCCTTTTTAGTTGGGCCTTGCACCTTTGCAGATACTTTTTTAGGCTGGGCAACATATACGCCCTCTCTAACAAGTTTACTTCTTACGCTACGGACTGTTTTGCCAAGTGTGTTAGCAATTTCGTCTACATTTGTGCCGTTTTTATAAAGTTCTACGACTTGAACAGTTTGCTCATTTGTATAGTTTGGTTGTTTCATATAAGCCTCTCTTTCATTATCTATAATACTAAAAAAATCATCAGAACACAAGAAAAATCTTACAGTGTCAAATTTCTGACAAGAGCAAGGGCAGTCACTGTCAATTTTTTGACGTCCGCCCTGCGGGGCAGTGACTGTCAAAGTTTTGACGTCAGCCGCTGGCGCGGCAGTCAAGCGCTGTCAAATTTTTGACGCCAGGCCCTGGGGGCCAGGTCGGACAGCTACTAACCAGAGAGCTACTAACCAAGCGACCACTAAAGTAAGCAGCTACTAAGTATTAAGGTACTAAGGCAAAGAGAAATATATTTTTCTGTATTGTGTGAGTTGGCATGAATTTTGCAACCGGTCACGACCGGACGTTGTTTGACCGGTTCAGACCGGCCGCCGTAAGTCATTGATTTTGTTAGCTTTTTCTAGCGTTTTGTGATTCGTTTAAAAAGTCTGGCGTTGCATAAAGTAGCAACGCTTTTTTTAGACCTATACAACATATTATAGTATTTTATCATATTCCCAAACTTCTTCGTTTTGATTTATTCATAGACGAAGTTTTAAGCTTGTTTCCTCCTATGCTAGTTCGCTTTCTAGGTTTAGGAATTAAAACATGAATTGAGTTGTAAGATTTTCTAGCCATTGGCAAGTCCTTTCTATAAGTTAAATAATATTAATATTAGCATAAATTGAACAATTGTCAACCCTATGAAAAAATAAACAATAGTTTTAAGCACGATAAATATCTTTTAATTCATCAATGCAAGGCTTACAATAAAAAGTCCATTTATCGTTAGGGTTAGGGTCATCGCAACGATAAGTATCGTTGCAATTTGAACAAGTATAATTAAAATTATCTTTAATCATTCTGCACCTCCCATTGAGACATCAGAACAATTTGGGTTTTTAGAAGCCCAATTGAAAACAGCAAATGCTTGTTTTTTGTTAACAGTAACGATTGATTTAAAATCGTTGTTTCTAGTATAAGACGCAAAATATAAATTTTTCATATTTTTCCTTTCTTAGTTAGTTAATAATATTATCAAAAGAATTGATTGAAAAGTCAATCCAATTGAATTTGAAGTGATATATAAAATATCTCGCTGGTCTATCGCCCTAATTAGGAAAAAGAATAGACCTAGGGTAAGCATAGCAGTCGTTGTCAATGGTGGCAAATCTGCTCCACCTCTGATTAAATATTCAATCGTTGGTGGGAGAGTCGCTCCGTGTATCAAACAAGTTCCAACCCAACCTAGTATGTTTATTATTTTATTCATAATAATAATGTAGCACAGAAAAAGGAAAACATCAAGTTTTTTCTGAATCAGCCTCGTAAGTCATTGATTTTAAAGGAATGTTTTTTTCTGAGTGAGTAGGTCAAAAATCAGATTTTGTGCAGGTTTTTGCCTCTAAGCTATTGATTTTATTGGCTTATTCGACCACATGATATAGTAGTCGGATTGAGATATGGACACAACATGTTGTGCGCCGGTGCTACCGGTCAAGACCGGCCGTGTCAATTTTTTGACACCCCCCTCTCGGAGAGTGTCAAAATTTTGGCTTTAGTTATCCAAAAAGAATTGAATGCTTTGCTTTGTAGCACCCATCATTCCATTAGATATATCAGATGGCATTTGAAACTTATCCTCTAAATTTTTGATAAGTTCTTTTTTTGTAGGCTCATCTGACTTTTTAGATGATGAAGTTTTTGGCTTTGAAACATAAACTCCCTCTCTAACAAGTTTTGACCTAACAGACCTTACTGACTTTGAGATTTCAGTAGCAATCTCATCAACAGATTTGCCGTTTTGGTAGTCGTTACAGATTTGGTCTGTTAGCTCTTTAGTGTAGTTTGCATTTTTCATATGCTCTCCTTTGTTAAGTGTTAATATATATAATATAGTGCATATCAACCCATAATGCAAGTAAAAAATGCATCTAAACCTATTTTATCTCTTTATGTTGGAATGCTTGTTTATTGATTTGATGAATATCGCAGGTGTCAATTTTTTGACGGTCCGGTCCTTACCGGCCGCGAACAAAAGGCGAACATCGCCGCGAACAAAGGGCGAACATGTCGCCCCTTGAAAGCCGCGGAAAACCTAGCGTTTAGCTAGGTTCTCATTTTCATAAATAAAAGATTGAGCGTTAGTTTTCCATCTTGCCATATCATCTGGAATATCAACCCCCTTTTTACGAGAGTATGAAACACACAGTTTTGCTAGAGCCAGTTTACAATAATTTAATTCATAAACCTTTTTAAATGCTTGAGCAATACAACCAGACGCCTGTGCGTGGGTGCAATTAAACCATTCAGAATGACCAGAAGAAACAAGTTTCTTTTTATATCTGTCAAACTTGATTGGCTCAAACTGACCATATTTAACCAAAGCATACATCTGAGCTAAATGCTCAATCAATTCAGCAAAATCACGATTACCCAATTTTTTAAAAGTTTGTTTCAAGATAATGTTATCATCATTAAAACGCTTTTCGGGATAGGTGGATATACCTATCTTATGAGCTGGATATAGTTTGTGACCCATAACATATATGTTCGCGTCATTGTAATGATTATTCCAAAGTTTTGAAAATTTAGCCATTTTATTTCTTAGTCCTTTCATTAAGTATTTTGTTAAAGTTATTCCATTGTAACACATTCTCAATCATTAAACAAGCGAATACGATAACAAGTATTGAGATTAATAATAGAAAGTATGCGAACCAATGGGGAAGTAATGGCACAGTAAGTGCCAATAAAATTATTCCATCAAGTAGAATAAAAAATGCAAAGTATAACATTATATCACCTTAATTAAGATTACAATTTGTAGAACAAGGCAAACAGTAGGAATGACAAGTCTAGCCAATTCCATAGTGTGTTTAACCTTTGCGAGTTTTCTTTCAATCTTTGCAGTCATTATGCGACCTCCTTATTAAGTTTATTAGGATTGATAACAGGAAACAATTTTCTGACCTCTTGCCTAACTTCTGCATTGTCATCAAACATAACTTTTGTAGCTTGTTTGAATTGCTTGAAGTTAACGAGAAATTGCAATTGTCTCTTTTTTAGTATGCCATCTTTTTCAGTATTGCCGAATGGTCTGCTAATAATTTTATTGGCAAGTAAACCATTTGTTTTGAAAAAGTCTAAATCTGCATTTTGTAATTGTCTGCTAGTACAGAAAACAACATAGTCTGCATTTTTAATGGCTTTTGATAATGGCAACAATTTATCTTTAGCAATTTTTTCGCTAGTGTTATTAGCGAACCAATGTTCCAGATTAATTGAGCCATCTGCGTTTGCAAGCTGTCTATGTGAACTATCAATGATAGTGCCATCTAAGTCAAATATTGCAATGTTTTTTATAGTATTAGTCATATTATAAATATAGCACATAAAAATATAAATGCAAGTAAATAATCAATTAAATGTAACTTTTTTTTCTTTTGTTGTATTTATGCAACAGTTGGGGTGTCAATTTTTTGACAGGGCGGTTAGTAGGACTTGTCAATCTTTTGACGCGTTGGCTACACTCACACGGCCTCGACATGGGATTTTTTGAAATTACGTAACAAAACTTGACACCCCTTGAGGGGAAGTGTATATTTAAGTTAAAGGAACAAAAATGGCAACGAGAAGAAGTAATATTGTAAATGCTTACGTAGAAAAACTTAAAACCGTCACAGAGCTTGGAGGGTTCAATGTTTTTAGAGAGTATAAATATTTAGACGAAGTAAATGATTTTCCAACAATCACGCTACTCCCAAGAGTAGAACAGAGAATTACTTTTGGTGCGGGGCGAAAACTTGCTAGACTAGATATTTCAATTAGAGGATATGTTCAAAGCGAAGATACAAGCTTAGAGTTAGCCGAGGCACTAGGGGCTAACGTTGAATCAGCCACTGCCGAATTTGCAAGTGAACAACAAGCAAACGGGGTGTCTGATGCAAGAGTGGTTAGTTTTAGAACTGATGAGGGTTTATATGACCCATACGGTATTGCTGACCAAGAAGTGCAAATACTTTATGATGTGGAGGCAAACTTATGAGTAATGTTACAGTACAACCTAAAACAACAGTTGAGGCGCTAAACAAAACACTAGAGACACCGCCTCTAGACCCAGTTGTTTTAGCTATAGCAAATGATTATCTTAGTGGTAAAAGCATTGAGACCATGTCAGACGAATATGGTGTATCTCAGGATAGAATCACAAGTGTTATAGAAAAAAAAGAAGTGAAAGCATATATCGATGGAGTGTATGCTACTCAAGGATATTTAAATCGAGTAAAGCGAATCAACCTTATAAACAAGGTGATTGACCAAAAAATACAAGACGCAGTTGAAACAGGTGTGTTTAGTAAAAAAGATTTATTGGATTGGATGAAACACTTACATGAAGTTGAATCATCTATCAAACCAAAAGAAAAAGGTCCTGCAGTAGCGGTTCAAATAAATAACTATGATAAGCTAATGAAAGACCTGATGGATGAGTAACCAACCAAGAGATGACGATAACGCGCCTATTCCTGTATTAGGACTAAGACCTGGTAAGGGACACACAGTCCCTTATACAGCAGCAGGTGCGAACACTTCACCCAGTTTTGATAACCCAACTAGAGTAGTAACAATTTTTAGCACAAGCAACGCTTTTATACAAACAGGCGCAGCAACTGTTACTGTAGCTGCTTCTAATGGACATTTTTTACCAGCTCAAACATTAGTTGACATAAGTTTGGGTTCTGAAACA